AGCTTAAAGTAGTGGGGGGTTTTTATATACGGGGGCATACAACATAAGGGGGCATATACCCCCCCACTGCTGTATCACGAACGAATGCTATTCTTTAGACCTTAGTGAACTTAGAGTTGTTGAAGTTAGCACAACTGAACTGCTCACGATTAACCAGTTTAATTGTACCGAACTCATTGGAGTAGACATAACCCTCACCACCGATTGCAGTCTGTCCGATGTATGCCTTAGGACCATTATTCCGACAGAGATATATTGCATCCTCTTTAATAGACTTGACTAATAACCAGAAACTGATGAGGTCCTCATTTATAAAGTCAGACGCAATCACGGGACGATTCTCACGAATGCAGGAATTAAGTTGTTTCGTTATCTCCTTTGCTTCCTTATCTGTTACAAACTCAATGTTCTGTGCCATTACCTTAGCAAAGGAAATTACATCGTCTAAGTCATGGAATCTCTTCAGACCATCATCATAACGACCGGATGCAATCGTTGCTCTGGGTTTCACAATCTTACAATAGAATGTGTCAGTCATAGTGAAGTTCATCGGGTGTGCGATTGCATCCCTTAAATCACTCTCTGCTGTGTAGTAAGTATGAGGGGCAATGATAATCTCCTCCTCTACAATGTAATCGAACTGATAGGTGATTGTGTTCGGGGTATACTCATCAGACCCACCGAATCCGATAAAGTCACCCTGAAAGATGCCGTCAGTTAGTGGAAGATAGTCATAGCACTTATGAAGAATATTAGCAACATTGCCCGTGTGGTTAGCATCAATATCCTGATGCGATTCATTGATTTTGATCTTTACTTTGTTAAAGACTGACTTAGTACCAACAAAGAAATTACCGGTCGCAGGATTCTTTCCCCATACGATTGCAGGTGCCCCGTCCATCTTTACTGACAGATTGCCCTCATTACGCAGACAATCAAGAGCACTTAAATCACCAGTGAGAATGGAATCTTCGGGATGGACGATGTGCTTGTTTTGCATTTAGAGAATGATTAGAATGAGAACGATTGAATAAAAACGGGCATAGATTGATGCCCATTCTTTTTTAGTTTTGATCATGCAAGACGCATTCCGGAACGGAACTCAGTTGTAAAGAATTCGGTGCCATTCCAGAGACGAATGAACCATTCAAAGTTTTTCTGAAATACACTTTCACCAGCAACTCCGTACTCTGAAAGGATTACATTCAGACGGGATTTTGTGGTATTTGATTGATACCCACCATCATAAAGTTTCAATGAATTTTCATCAACCTCAGCAATCAAATTGCCGTGAAGATATACCTTAGAGATACCATCTTCAAGGGTGACGCATGTATTCGCAAGTGACCAGTTCGTGTTATCTTCGATTGCTTGGATCATTTGGGATTCGATTTTACGCATGAGAGACAGGTAGAAAGGTCTGAGAGGTGTGGAGTTTATCACCGGCAGTAGAGTTGCCAACTGACTCACTTATGAGTGGTGAATGACGGAACCTTGTTAGGTGTCCCGTTCCCCTCCACTTCTATACAATACACGATTTTGAGGTCCAAAACGAAACCTTGTGCCACTTTGTCCAACTGTCCACTCGCGGCTGACCTGAGTATCATTTAGTGGCACTACAGTTTGTGTTAGTTAGTCTCTACTAATTCCTGCTGTTGTAACATCAACTGCTCCTCTGTAACCTCATCCACACACTCTTGAATCATTGTGTAGATGTAATCAATCTGCCCAACATCATCAAAGATTCTTTCTACTAACTCAGGGTCATTTACCTCAATATCATAATCAACCTCACCATTTTCATCTTTCATATGAATGTCTTCCTTCGTATAAATCCATGCTGCACATTCTGCATCCTCCCCCTGTTCTTCAATCATACGTGATACTCTGTCTTGAAGTTGCTTGAGAGTGTAGTTCATTTGAATGAGAGAGTGTTAGTTAGTGTGAGATGAGTAAGTGTTATTCAGGTCTAAGTTTTACTGTAATGATCTCAAAGTTTGGATGTAATTCTTTGCATCTTGCATATGCTTCGGCAGCAGTTTCTCTCATGTAAGAAAGCACATCGTGCATCTCTTTTTTGTTGTCGTAACCGTAGCAATTCCAGACAGGCATGTAATTTAGTGAATGAATGAGTAAGTGTTACTTAGCAGAGCACATATGTACTCATATCATTACGATTGTCGCATGATTCCCACACATCATAGAAAGAATTCCATGCCGTTTCGTTATCAACAAAGGAAACAATTTCCAACATCTCACACACCCAATCGTATGCCATATCTACATCAGCATGTGTATCATTCACGAAGGTAATCATTTGCCCCATGATATCATCCCAAGTTGCTTGGAATTCAGGGGAAAGGTTGAAAATTGGAGTTGCCATTTTGTTAGTTAAAGAATGAATGAATAAGTGAATTAGTCTCCCAATTCAATAACAGTATGTCCGAGGTAATCTTCAACCCAGACAATAGAATTAAACTCTTCGAACATCGAATAAGCAACATCGATAGCATGATCCTGAGAAGCACAATTCTCAGTTTCGTTAAACTCAGGGCAATGAACTTTGTAAAGCAAAATTGAATTCGTTTCTTTGACCCTTCTACAATACACGATTTTGGACCCTGTGCCGAAACCTTGTGACACCTCTCCGACCGACCACTCGCGGCTGATCGGTTAGTGTTAATTAGTGATTTTCTTAAGTGTTAAAATACGTTTGTCCAACGTTCATGTTGAATTTCACTAATCCTTCCCTCTGCTAACATTTTGTCGCAAACATCACAGAAGATGTAAAACTTTTCGTTTCGGTTCAGTGTGTGACTTTGTGCTGTAGTCTTGATTACTTTGAGGAGATTTTGCTTAAGCATGATGTTAGTTAGTGTGAGGTGTGAAGTGATCAATAATCAGTGTTTCCTTTGATGTAACTTTCTACATCAAACTTCTTATCATCTTCGTACTCTTCCTTATATTCAATCACATCATAAATTTCACCGGGCATATCATTAATCTCAGAGAAAATGTCAGTGTCGAAAGTGTCGTAATCCATTTTGAAAAAAGTGTTAGTTAGTGTGAGTTGAGTAAGTGTTACTTAGTCTATAAGTTCTTTCATCATGTTATTAATCTCAATTCCGTCTATCTTAACATCGTCCCACTTACATCCGTCCGGTGTTTCTTTACTTCCACAATCCAAAATCATACTCACCAAGTGACCATAAGTTCCACCATCTCTTGCAGTTTCACATGCCCGTTCATACAAAACAGGATCATTTCCGATCCAGAGAGCAACATTCCAAGTCTCCCAATTTGCCCATCCGTTGTAACCTTGCATTTGGTGAATTCCTGATGACTTAACTACAATACACGATTTTGAGGTCTGTGCTCATTTATTGTGCCACTAATACTTTCGGCACACATTCTTGTTACAGAGCAGGGAAATTCTTACAGACAGCATCACATAGTCTGTCAACTAAATCATCATTGCTTTCTGTATCACGATCAAAGCAATCAACAATTGCGTCGATATCTTCCATTAACTGCTCACGACTCATTAACATCTTAAGTGTGTTGTTGTTAATCATGTTTGGAATAATTTCTTTGACCCTTCTACAATACACGATTTTCGACCCAATGACCATATGGTGTGCCACTAGTAGAAGTGGCATATTAATACTTGTATGAATTCTCTCTCATGATAATATTTTAAAACACACACCACAACACATATCATATGTCACAATTGTATACATGTACGTGTATATCGTATGTGTACACATATCTCGTAATGTGTTGTGGTGTGTGTACACATATCTCGTAATGTGTATATGTGTATCTCGTATGTTATGCGTAATGTTTATACGCAAGCTCTACGTAATCACATGTATCTCGTGCATAATGCTCACACATCTCGTCCTTATAGTACGTATAAGACTCGTTGTTATGTTGATACTGTAACTCGTAGTCTTCGTAATACATGGGGTCTCGTAGAGATTTGTATGTTACTTGTATATTATACAGACATCTCGCACTTATGTCAAGTATGATCTCGTGCGGCATTCATAAGCATTATTTATCAATCTCGACGATAAAAAATGTGTGGGTCTCAGGATTTTTATGCGGGGGGTATTGACAGAATGCTCTGAGTGTGATAGCCTGCGGGTAAAG